TGTTGGTCAGACGGACATGAGCATCGGGATAGTCCCAGGCTCGCGGGTAGATGAGGCCAACGATGTTGAAGACGCCCATCCATGTGCCGGTAACTCGCTTATCGCTGCGACGGACATATGGTTTGCTACGGTTCTTGCTTGAGAATGCTGGGTTATTGCGCATTAGTTTCTCCTACGGATAGATACCTCCACGTAAGCTCACTAAGAGCCAAGCGGTGGAGGGAGATTTGGTTATTCAGAGGTGCAGGGTAATTACTTAATCAAAGTTCTCGTTGAAGGGAGCGACCCCCTCGAACTCTGCTTCTGCCTTGTCGCGGGCTACTAACCAGGGCTTAACGTCAAAGCATGGACATGCCTTGGGAGATGAGTCAGTCACTTCAATGAGGTCGCGGTGCCCCATGATCTGCCCTCCTGGGATATGGAACTCTTCATCCAGATCGTTGATGAGCCAGTAGAGAGAATCGAACTGAGCTTGGGCGTAGTCGCCAGTGGGTTCTCCGTTGGTCAGTCCGCCAATGAGGCAGATGCCTACAGAGCGACGGTTCCATCCCTTGCCGCAGCCCCCAACATGGGCGCCGGGTTTATCAATGGGACGGGTACGGTCTCCTTTTGCGTGGGATTCGATGGTGCCATCCAGACGGATGACGAAGTGATAGCCATTGCCTAGCCAGCCTTTTGCACGGTGCCATTTATCTATATCAGCAGCAGAGAAATCCTCCCCGTGTTCAGTGGCGGAGCTATGGACAATCAGATGATCTATGTTGCGAGTCATTTGATGCCAGCCTCCTTGAGTGCCTGGAGTCGTTGTTGAGTGGACTTCTCTTTCATCCACTCTTTCGGAATAAATTTGTCGGCGTACCTAAAGCCATGCCGCTCGCACCACATCGCGTAAGTCGTGTTGCTGCCCTTACTGATGCGGTTGCGGGAGTTCGAGAAGACAAAGCGGATGTCCAAGTCACGCTGCTGGGTCTGGATAATCAGGTGCTTTTTCCTGTCAGCCACGACGAAGCGCCCCTTGGTCTCGATAACGATCCCATTAGGAAGAACAAAATCGGGAGTATACACGGCATCACGCGGTGGGTAGGTGAAGTGAACCTTGTGAGTCTCATACTCAGCGTCCACTTTGTTTGCCTTCAGGTCTTGATCGACGGCAGACTCCAGGCCACTGCGGAACCCATGCTTCAAGCCGATATCTTTATCGAACTTGCGACTGGTCTTCCTATTGACCTGTTTCATAGTGGTTAAAAGTCTCCTTCATCATCGTCATCGTCAAAGCCATCGCTCTCTTTATCAGGATCAGCGCTGTTGGTCTCTTTCGGATTCACATCCGCATCCGCATCCGGCTCGTCGCCAGCCTCGTAGCCTTCCTCTTCACCGAAACCAAACGCATCACCAGTGGCACTGCCACCGAAGACCGGCTCGATAATCTGGGCAGCCTTGAGACGCAAGGTCACACCAGCCTGGGCATCCTTCGCGTTGTAGTAAGGGACGCACTCGAAGTTGATCTTGGCGATAGTGCCTGTCCATGGATTGTGACTAAGGTTGGCTTTCTTACCTTTGGCATCAAACAATGCAGGGGCTTGGTTGAACGGGTCGCCATTCTGCGGTTCGACGTGGGCTTTCAGCTTGAACTTAACGAACAGGTGGCCTTCATCTAGGTAGAAGGGAGGATCGTCTGCTTCAGTCACCTTGATGGTCTTGCCCTTCTTCTTCTTGCCGTTATGTTCTTCGCCAAGCTTCTCCACGGCGTCATCGATAGACTGGTTGAGGAATTCGGCAATCTTGCCGTGATTCTTACCTTTAGAGTCAATCAACTCGGCATCTTCGGGCAGCTTCATCTCTGCCTTGAAGTCACCATTGGCGTTGTACTTAGTGTCTGGCTCAGTCAGGTACGGGTACAGCAGCTCACCTTTCGGAGTGACGAAGCGTGGGTTGCGGGTCTTCTGTTCAGCCATTGGAAGTTATCTCCTTGAGATGGGTTGGTAGCTATTAAGGCGCGTGGATTTCAATGAGTAGATCGACATCAATACCTTCTTCGAGAAGGCTTGAATGCAGATCGAGCGGGATCGGCTCGCCCTCTTCGATGAGAGCAAGTGCGCGGTCTAGGTCATTGGTCATGGGTAGTTGGTCCTAAGGTGCAGGGTAATTGTCAGACGCACAGAAAAGCCCCCACCGAACGGATCGATAGGGGCTGATGTGTGGTTATTCAGAGGTGCAGGGTTATTGGATGGCTTACTGATAACGCTTGAGTTTGGTGAGTTTCCCGTCGGCTCGAAGGTCGGCGATCAGTGCTTTACCAGCAGCGGTTGGGAATATCTCAATCTTCCCATGCTCTTCGTTGATCTTCTCTGCGAAGAACTCGTAGAGCGTCCGATAGACACGGTAAGTTCCACCCTTCCGATAGAAGTAACCGAGATCTAAGAGGTCGGCCTTCGTGCGCTGAGAGTTGAGGTCTTTGAATGTCCGAGCGAATCGAGCGATGGAATGCTGGTGCTGACCCACTGTCCGCTGGAGGGAATCCCGACGATCCTCAGCGATCTGACGTTGTGCGGTCTCCAGTTGGAGTTTCTCTTGGCCATCCGCCCAGGCTCGGGCAGCTTCTACAGGATTGGTGAAGTCGGGAAGCTGAGGACCAGCTACCTGCTTCTCCAACTCGTACCGCCGTTTGATAACAGCCATACGCATCTTGGCGCTGTAACCCGTCAAGAGGCAGTCTGTCAGTTCACGGTTGAGGTTGAAGCATGGGAGGGTGCGACCAGTGGAGTCTTTGTACTGAGCTGAAATCTCAGCCGAGTCAATATCTAGCTCAGATAGCATTCTCCGTACATCAGCGATCACGTTCTTGTGATTCTTACCAGTCACTTCAGCGATCTCACGGCTGCTCATGGTTGGCTCGGCGGTAGTGTTAGTAGTCATCATTGCGTTAGTCATTTTGATAGCTCTCTCAGTTGTCGAGGGTTGCTTGAACGCGGTTGTCCTAAGGTGCAGGAAAATTGGGAAACCTCATGGTAGGTTCAGAGATTGGGCCGAAGACTATATTAAATCGCTCCTAGGGAACGACGCGGAAAAAAGCGCGCGGTTCCAAGGGGAAATCTCAGCCGAGTCAATATCTAGCTCAGATAGCATTCTCCGTACATCAGCCATCACGTTCTTGTGATTCTTACCAGTCAGCTCCGCGATCTCACGACTGCTCATGGTTGGCTCGGCGGTAGTGCTGGTAGTCATCATTGCGTTATTCATTTCGATAGCTCTCTCTCGCAAGCTCACTTGCCGATCAGGTAGTGAGGGTTGAATTGCGTAGTTGTCCTAAGGTGCAGGGTAATTGATAAGCCCCATCAGACGGGCCGATGGAGCAAATCATTTTGGTTGTTCAGAGGTGCAGGGTAATTAACATCCTCCTAAGCTTACATACCAGCCTATGGATAGGTCTAGGCAAAGAAAAAGTCGGATTGCATTACCTCGGATAAATCCAGGTCACCCTTCGGCGGTAGTTCTTCTAGCGGCTCAGCGTCAACCGGCAGCTGTTCTTCTAGCTCTTCCTTAAATTGCGCTAATACATCGTTACCATCATACATATCGATAAACTCTTCTCGGAGAATGTCAGCTAGTGCCCAAGCGTTAGCCGCATGGGTGCCATAGGAGTCGTGAACTAATGAGAAGGAACCAATGCCCTCCTTCCAGCACTTACGGACAGTCCCGCGCATGTGCGAGGCGTCCATGCTGTGTACCCAATTCGGAGCGATGCCATTCACCTGACGGCTGCGTTCCAGCTTCATCTCTCCCGTAGGCTTGAGCGCGATGGTTGTCTGGAAGGTGATGCCGTCAAAGGTCAGGTCGATGCGCTTGGTGTCCAGCTTTTGGTACGCCTGTTGAACTGGCAGACCATCGGGCGTTACCCAGCGGATAGGTAGACCTTCTTTAGCAGCAGCACGGGCAGCCTTCTGGAACCAATCCATTGCACCACGGGCCGCAACGACCACTTCAGCAACGGACTGCCAGATAAGTTTCCCCGTATAGCTAGCAGCTGCCCAGCCGGAGCCTTCCCAAGGGAACTCGTCTGGGTTGTTGATCTTAGCCGGTTTGATGGTGTCTTCATTGACCTGATCTTTAAAGCCGTACTCTTTTGCTCCGTAAGCTAGTGTCATGCATAAGTTCAGATAGGTTCGCTATGCCTACCCCGCGCCGTTACACGCAGCCCACCATTCCTGATGGGATCGGACTATATCATCTAGTGAGGCGCTTCCACCGGCAATCGCTTCCGGCGTACTCCCTTGCGGGATAGTCTCTACACCTTCCAAGAGGTGTGACTCATTAGTTATCCAAATGCTTTCCAGCACTCGTGTTCGATTTGATGGCATCTCTTGCAGAGCAGCTCAAAGTTCTCATAGGTGTTATGCGTCCTATCATGATCAACATGGTGGACACACCAGAACTGTGGAAGTGCTTCTGCCAGATCCTTACTGCATCTTTCGCAGTATCTGACGTGAGTCTTATATTCCCTGCTTAGCCGCATTGAGAATAGTCCGATACCGTCCTTGTAAGCGTAGTGATCTCGCCCTACCTTGCCTGTATGATTCCCTCCATGGGGCTTCATTGGGTTATCCGAGGCGTTTCTATGATCTCTATGCTTCTGCCATTCAACTTTCTTCTTACAACGCTTGGAGCAGAACTTAGCCCCTGGCCCTGATGAGAGGAAAATATCTTCACAATAATAACAAGTCACTTCGCGCTCTTTCATGTGGTTCTCCTTTGGTTAGGAGCCACACCTCTTAGCTTGGCTCGGGATTGTCCGTTCTGGATGTTCCCCGAATTCACCTCATTTACCGCCCGCCATTTTAGACAACGGGCCTCTTGCATACCTTCCGGTCGATACCCAGCTTGAGCCAGCCCAGAGCCAGCGCTTGCTTGTCTTCATCCTCAGTCTGTTCAGCGTCTTTTGTGACCGTCTCCTTCACGATGTCAGCAACACGCTGGTAAATATCAGCGGGCATGTCCTGGGGCGTTAGGTTCACCGCGGCGCCGCCGATGGGATCACGGAGTGCCGCCGAGAAATTTTGGAGTCCATTGCAGCTGCCATCCATCTGTACTGGCAGTGTGGACATGAAACCCCAGCCTTCAGCCTGGAAGCTGCTCCACTCATGGCAGAACGCAAGGAACTGGAAGGGGTCTTCAGCTTCATTCCAGAATCGGTTGTTGAAAGGGTCTTCAGCGCTCGCCAGGATGGCTTCTTGATTCTCTTCTACCCAGTGAACGCGGCCTTCGAGGCTATCCTTGTCATAGCCAAAGACGTTAGCACCATGGATAGCCAGCCATGCCCTGCCCTCTCCGTCATTGATAGGCGCACTATCCGCGAACTGGAGCATACCTTTGGCTAGGTCGGCACCCTGCGGGTTGAGGAACATTGGTACAGCATAGGCACGGCCACGGAAGTCCAGCTGATGAGGGAAGTAGATGGAATCCTCATGCTCAAACGTCTCGGCTACCATCAGAATCTTCGAGAGTTGAAGACGTAGAGATTTCAGCTGATCGTTCGCAACGTGAATATCGCTGGCCCTGCGCTTCCAGTTCTTGAACTCAGCAAGGTGTTCTTCTGACCACTGGTCCCTCGGGTAGTCCTCCCGGTCGAGGAAGACAGGCTTCGGAGGCAGCTCGTAATCATCCGCCTTTGGAATGTCTCCCAACGTAGAATTGTTCGACCAAAGGATACGGACAGTCGCAAGTATATTGGGGTTGATGCTCCAAGCCGTATGCTGCGCGGCGTTTACGCCGTCATACACATCGGGCATGTCCATCTCTGCCAGCTCTTCCAGGTACGCCTTGTTGAACGTTTTAATGAGCTTCAAGCGGCGGACACGCGACGTCCAGTAGCCCCCATCAGTCGGTGTAGTCCACGGCTTAGGCGGCATGATAGTAGGCAGGTAGACCGGCGATAGGATTTCACTACGAGAGTTCTCCTCGTTGATCCACTCCATGGCTTCCCGAGTGGCGACGATGTACTTATCGGTGCGGTTCTTCCCTGTATAACGGGTCTCCATTTTAATCAGCCCTGTCTTGAGGGTCATGATCTCAATGAGTTTGATACCCAGGGCAGTCCGCTGCTGAGTTGTCCAGTTTTCAAAGTCAATGTCGCGGCTTTCCATGTTAGCTTTCATAACCTTGCGTGTCAGATCATACGGACGGCGCTGTAGGTTCTTCTCTTCACGGTCTCGGAGCCACTTGTACGCCTTCTTGTCCTCCTGTTTGAAGCGTTGGTAGCTGACTTCATCTTCGATCATGTGAGCAATCATCGTGGCGACAGGTACCAGTTTCTTACCTGACGCTACGCCATCGAGTATCACACGGGCAGCCAG